GTGAAATTAAAATCTAAATCTGAGAATATTCTTGTATTAATGGCCATATCTTATTTAGGTCAATTTGCAAATGAGTTTGTAGAACCTTCACCAATTGTATCACCATCAGCTAAAGGATCCCCGATCCAAGCTGCTAAATACCCTTCAATATATAACTTACCTGAACTTCTAGTCGGATAACGGGTGTTGGAAGGGTGTACACTTGAACCTTTAGAGTGTGTAGCAAATGTACATGATGGGTCAACAACCCCAGCTAATTTTCCGTTAATATAGGTTTTAACTACAGGGGTAGTTATCATTTGAGTCGGAGGATAATTATCATGCCCTGTTGATAAATCCCCTAGTTTACTTAGTGCTCTCATTATTTATTATATCCAAGGTAAGTTAATAAAGATGATGCGCCTGTGCTATAATTATTTAATGCAGTTTTTGTATAAATTTGAGTAGCAACAACAGATAATGTAGTTGGATCAATGGCTTCAGCTTTATAGGTAAATACTTTACTGGTGGCTAAACTGGCTTTATATGAAATAATACCATATATTTTAGAAAGATCAATTTGAGAAAATTTAGAAACAACCACAAAGTTATCATCAATTGTTCTATATGTTATAGTATTTGAAAAAGAATCAAAATAATACCCAGACACAGAAGCTACTGAAGTAAAGGTAAATGATGTAGTTGTAGTTGTTGGAATATTGTCACTAACAGTTATAATGGTATTTGGATTAGTTTCTATTTTCGTTATTCTAACAGGTAGTGGTGTTAATAATATATCATCAATATATGAAATTGCATGAGAAAAATTTGTATTCTCATACACAGATCCAAGGTCAGTTGCTACTGGCGTAAATGCCATTATTTTTTCTCTTGAGGTGGTGCGCCATTAGCCAATAATACAAATCCTGATGGCATGCCTTTAGAATCTCTTTGATATACTTTATCATTAACCATTGTAAATGCCATTTTACGATTACCATTTGATTTATAACCAGTGTGAATCCAAACCTGATCTTTAAAACGATATTCTAAAATAATTTGATCGTAATTTACTACTCGTTCTAAGTTTTGTACTAATTCATATGTTTTATTAAATCTATCTGAAGATAGTAAAGCAATATCAAAACAGTGTCCTTTACAATGATCTGAAGTAGGACTTTCTGATTTAACAACACCTTTTAAACGATACCCTGAACTAATTGTCCACTGTTTACCATATCCACTAATGCCACCTGGAAGAACATCAAGATATGGTTCAAGAATATTTTGAGCAGACATAGCAAGATTACATACAATTTCCTGAACTGTATATACTCGTTCTGGTGAGTTTGGACTATCTTTTAATAATTGGTCAACTAGTTTATGTGGACCATTTAAGCCACCAGCAATTAACATACCAAGAGTAAAATTCTTAGACATGGTATAGTCATTTGTAAAATTTGTAGTATTGTAAATAATTTTGCAATCTACAGGTATCTTTGTATCTTTGCCACCAGTGGCAGTTACTGGTGTTTCTGCCGCAACCACAGGAGGAGGAACTGGAACGCCAGTAGATTGAGCTTGATCATTACTAAACTTTCTACCTTCTGGAGTTGAATAATCTTCTGGAGTTTCCGCTGCAGCCAATTGCTCAGTTTGACGATCAGGTGATAATAATTGTGGAACAGTAGGATTGATTGGATTTCCAGCAATTGGCGGAGTTAAAGTAAAATCAGCAATATCTTGTCCACCAGATGCACCATTACCAAATTGACCTTTAACATAATCCATATTCATAGTACCACCAGCAAGAATATTCATATCCCCTAATGATTGTAATTGAAGAGCATTTGATTTAATACTTGCACCTTGGCCAGCTTGGAATAATAAATTATTTGTTGACTTAGTTGTTATATTACTAGCTGCAATATCTAAAGTTCCTACTGCTTTCATTTTAATATTACCACCAACAGCAATATCTAAATTATTTGCAACACCAATTTGTAGGTTATTGCCAACTGCGACAGTAGCATTTTGTTCTACTTGAATATTAGCATCTGTCTTTGCGTAAATATTAGCATTACCTTCAACAGTTAAATTACAATCACCACCAACATGAATAAAACCATTACGTTCCATTATGGTAAAATTCTCACCAATAATATAATTGGTCTGTGAACCATTTGGATCTATTTCGGTATATGTTCCTGCTCTGTGATAGGTATGAATGCGCTCTTGTCCTGGAGTATCATCAAACTCTTGAATATGACCAGATTCAGTTTCCATTACTTTGTTAAATGGATATTTTGCGCCATACGCAGATAGTGGCTGATCCCATGAACCCATACCATTTGCTAATTGAACACCTAATCTACGATTAGCGTCTTTTCTAGTAATAATAGTTCCATCAATAATACCACGAGCAAGACGATTAGTATCTACCTCATTAATATAATCTTTTAATGGATATTTTCCATTTGGATCTCTAAATCCTGTATTATCAGTTCCACGCTTAATGCTTTCTTGAGATGGTCCAGGAGTCGGTGAACTTCCATCTGCTGGTGGAACTGCTGCTGGTGCACCAGCATCTTTATCTACTGAACCAGTAGCCTGCGCACCATAAAAATATTCATAATAAGATAATTTTCTAGAAGCAATATCTGGGGAATTTACGCCAACAGATTTTTTAGCTGCGTAAAAATATCCAGGATGATCTGCTGATCCAGTTCCTTTTGCAACTCTATCTTTAATATAAAGCGCAGCGACCATTGCTGAAACATTAATATCATTATCAAGCGAATCTGGATTATTTAAAATATCAATATTTAATCCTGCAGCTTTAGCAAGATCATTGTAGCGTTTATAATTACCACGTCCAGTTAATTGAATAAATCCACGACCATAGTATTTACCACCATCGTCATCAGTCAAATTACCAAGGAAACCTTTACCACGTTTTGTTGGTCCATATGCCCATGAAAAGAATTGCTCTCTTGTCAACCCGTTTTTCTGAGCATTAGCATATTGAGCAACATCAGCATCAGTTGCAAAAGAATAAATTTGTTTTAAACGACTCTCGGTATAATTATAACTTTCTTTTTGCGGAATCCATGTAGTTTCACCACCTGCAATACCAAGTAGCGAACATTTCTGTTCTTTAGTAGTTAAGCCAACTGCGTCACATGCTGCAATTAATGCTTTAATACCATCTGATGCTTTTGATTGATTATTAGTTGATTTTGGTGGTGGGATGGTTGGAATTGAATTGTTAGTATTAGTATCTGATGGTGTTGCTGGAGTAGTTGAATTTGCTGGAGTAGTTTGTGTTTTTACTGGATTTCCTGAACCATCTAAAACTGGATTACCGCTACTATCAGTTAATACTTCAGATGCTTTACTCGAGTTAACCGCAGAAAGATTAGATGGAGCATCTTTAAATGTTATGATATTTTCACCATAACCTGTTACAGATTCACTAATCGTTATTTGAGTACCACTGTCAACTGTAACAATAAAACATGATTCTGGTAGACCAAAACCAACAACTTTCATGTTAGCTTTTAATGCTGATGTTAAACTACTAGAACCTGTTTCTGGATCATAAAATGTTAATTGTTTTCCAGTAGTTGGTCCAGGGGTAGTTCTTAATATAATATCTTTAGTTCGGTATTCTTTAATAGCATTTTGACTATCATCATCACTTATTGCTGGTGGGGTTTGTGGTATACCACCGACAGTACCAAGCATAATTGGTTGTTGCTGAGAATCATCAGCAAACATAATAATAACAGTAGTGCCCTCAACTGGTCCAACTGGAGTAAAACCAATACCATTCATTGCAGCTGAACTAATAGGTTGTACTGGAACTGACCACGGTAATTGTTCAGTTGGTAACTGAACTTTATCATGAGTATGTAAACCTACAATACGTACTTGGCATCTACCGAGTTGTAGTGGATCCGATCTATTTTCAACAATACCTGTATAAAACATTAGTTTTTCCCATTGATAGTCAACTGTAAACTATCTTTAATTAATTCCATATTACATTCATGTCGTTCTCTTGTGACATAATGATTAATTGCAGCAATTATATAAAACCCAGAGAACATCTTATCAACTATATCAGTATCATCATCTGTATCACTTGTAGGTTCAATCTTGTTTAAAGTAACAGATACTTTTTGACCTACAGTATAATCACATCTTCCTGGAACAACAATTTCTATTTTATTGGCTTCTGCCATTTTCATTAATGAAATACGTTCTTGTAAAAATTTATAATTAGTAACATCGCCGAAGCCACTAAACACTCCAGTATCTCTTGGATAATTTATAAGCAATGCATTTGATCTAAAAATTACTCCATTACCCATTATTGGGTTAGGATTTAAATGATTAAACTTTGAATAATTTTTATTAA